GTGCGACCTTCTTCCCCACAGAAACGAGCAACGAAATCATCCAGATTGTTTACGAGCAAAACTTCCTTCGAGGTCTGCTCCCAGCACTCCCGATGACAACCAGAACGGTCAACGTTCCGAAATTGTCTGGAAGTGTTGACTTTCACCGTCAAACTCTCTCGGCAACCGAAGCGGGAACAGCATCGACTGAATCCCGCCAAGCAACCACTGAGATTACCTTGACGCTCAAAACTCTGATCGCCAACATCCCAATCGGCAACTACCTCATCGCCTACGGTGTGGAAGGTCTTTTGGCAGTGTTGAGAGACGACATCGCCTCCCGTTTGGCATTCAACGAGCAATCCCTCTTCATCAACGGAGACACGGAGACAACCATCGCTGACAACATCAACGGAGCATACAACGCCTCCACCAACACAGCGGGAATCTCCACCACATCTGGCAGTGAAAAGAACGACTACCTGTTGGAGTTTGACGGTCTGCGAAAGTCCGCAGGAGCCACAGCAGTCAGCGTGTCTGGAACATTTGCACTTTCACACCTACGCCAAGCCATCAGCAATCTGGGAGTTTACAGCGACAACCGAGACGATTTGGCTTTGATTGTACCTCGCAACCTTGAGGTTCAATTGTTGGGACTCACCGAACTTCAAACCGTTGACAAGTACGGACCCCAAGCCACCATTCTCAGCGGTGAATTGGGACGCATTTACGGTATCCGTGTGTTCAGCACAGGTGTCATTCCGACCAACCTCAACTACGCAGGTGTCTTTGACGGTACGACCACTTCTCAAACGGTGGCTCTCCTAATCCACACCCGTTCCCCGTTGATTGGAAACCCAACCGATGCAGAGCGAAGATTCAACATGGGCTTTGAAGATGAGCCGAGAAAGGACAGGTTCGTTCTCATTCCTCGTCAAGACGTGGCATTTGGTGTCCGCTACACAGACGCCATTTGTTTGTTCACAGGAATCGACACCATTTGAGGCGGTCTTTGACCCCTTGAACCGTTGAAGCCTTGAGCGGACGCTGGATTTAGCACACCCCAGCCTGTCTGGGTGAAGCGTTAAAACCCGCAACGTCCAAAGGTGAACGCATGGCAGAGCAAGACTACGCAACATTGGCTGAGGTTGAAGCGTACGCTGGTGTTGATTTCAGCGAAGGAATTGGACCCAACGACACGCAAATCGGCACGATGATAACGCTGGCGTCTCGGCTTATGGACGCCTACGCTGGAAAGCAGTTTGCTGGAACGGAGACTCACACCGAGTATTTTGATTCAAGCCTACGTATGTACCATTTGGTTTTGAGCGAGCGTCCCGTTGTGTCGATCACATCACTTCAAAAAATAGACGCCAACGGCAACCTAACAGACCTGGTCGAATCAAGAGATAGAGACGCTGACTTTTGGCTGGAGGACGCTGGAGCAGGTATCGTCCGCTTTCATTTGCCCGTAGGCGATACCGTTGAGCAGAAGTTTAAGGTCGTCTATGTGGCTGGAGCGTCCACAGCGCCAGCCGATGTCCGTCTTTGTACGATTCTTCACGTTGTACGTTCAGCCGCACGAGCGGCTATGAATGACGAGAACTGCCAAGAGCGGGTCAAAGAGTTTTGGCGGGAATTGGTGAAGGACTCCGAGAACGAATACCTGACCCTGCTGGAGAAGGTCAAGAGCCGAAGCCTCATGACAACCGCTGTGTTTGGTCAGTACCAACCGCCAGATGGAAGTGGGAGGTATGGGCGTCTATGACAATAACCGATAGTGGCGTACCCTCCACCGACCCTGTGACCGCTCTATCGAGCGTTATTGAAGCCAATATGACCTTCCCCAACGGATCGTCAGCAACCGTGAACACGGGCTGGCTTGAATCAAAGAAGCAAAAGACCTACCAGATCGCTATCCAGCACCTGTATGGTGAAAGCGACCAAGCCAACATGAGCAACACCACGATAGCCATGACCAGCAGGGTATTCTTGAGCGTCACGCTCTTTGCTCCAACGAGGGCGGATTGTTGGACGATGTTCGGCTCGTTCAAGGATATGCTCAACACGAGAGCCACTTCACAACCCGCCGCTGGCTTCTCCGATTATCACTACATGGTCATACGGAGAAGTGACCTAAGCAAGCCATTCCAGATTCTCGAACCAAACTGCGGTCCAGGTCAGTCCGATGAGAACTGCATCGGTTATCGTTCCGATGTCACCGTTGAATTAAGGTGGGAGGAATAATGCCCCGCACTTGGGGAGCATTGACATTAACGAGAGCAACCCAGACCACACCCTCATGGGCGACAGCGGCTGGGTTGCACTATTTTCTATTGACCCAGCGGTATTCTCAGTGGGCGAGCGGCTCCGCATTGGACGGAAGGTTCGCACTGCAGGCTGGGGATATTTTGGGAGAGGTTGCCCCGCATTTTCTCCCATTCCCTGCAACAGGCTGGGGATTCCAAACCGCCTCCTCCGTTGCCTACGGTGTAGCGAACAGAACCTTCCCAGCAGCCGTTCCCGTCTTGACAATATCGGGAAGTTTGCCTGCAGATAATTCAGCCTACGTTCACGCTGGAGGCTCAGGTTCGATGACATACGGGGCAGACTCAAGAGAGATTCGGGTTCTCCGTCCCTCGTTTGTGAGACGTATTGTTTGACGTTTGGAATATTCCAGACAGACCCCAATATAGCCGATATTGGTCGCAATAGGCAGAAAGTGAACCATTGAGAGCCTAAACAATTAAGAAGGCTGACGCCTTCGGAACATTAAGGCGGACACGAACCGCCAGGAGAGAAGAATATGGAAAGAGCAATGAGCGTAAAGCACGTGGAGTTTGCCTTGCTCAAGCATCTGCTTGAGACGGTGGATTTGTCTGCGTTGGAACAAAGAATGGTGCCAGACGGTGATGAGCACGCCCAAAAGCGATATAACGCTGGATGTGAAAACATCTGCAAAATCGTTGAAGGATTGGCAGATCGTCGAGCACACAAACTGCCCAAAGACCACCCGCTTTACAAAGCCAAAGAGGAATGAACATGGACGCCCCAGACCAACGCCAAACACAGGCTGACCGACTGCGGTTGCTTCCCAATATCCCAAAGTTAGGCAAGTGTAGGATATGTGGAGCCGCACGATACAACGATATCGTGGAAGGCTCAAGCATTTGCTCGGTCGTTTGTGATATTTGCCGAGCGGGAATGAGGACGAAGCGGAAGAAAAAACCGCAGAAACCCGCCTTCACGCTCTTTGAAGAGACGCCCCTGCCCAAATTGACCAGCCAGACAAAACAAAGCCCGACAGACCCCCCTGTGGAGGTTTTGACGGTGGCTGACAATTCACGAACCCCCGTGTATCTATGCTCGTATTCCCTAAAGCGGGGAGACGATTAAGAACGTGGGCGGTTGAGCCTTCAACATGGCGAAGCCTAAGTCGTCAAAGACAAAACGCAAATACAGAATCCTTTGGGGTTCGGAGCAACCAACACGTCCGACAGGTTATGCCGTTGTCACCCGTGAGATATGCAAACGGCTCGTGGCTGACGGTCACGAGGTTTTTGTCATGGGTTGGGACCATAATGGCGAAGATTGGACGCACGAAGAAGGCTGGACAATGGTTCACGCTGGAATCGGTGGCTACGGGTCCGACAAAATCAACACGGGCGGAGTGACGGTGCTGGAATACAACCTGCAACGACTACAGCCCGACATTTATATCTCCCTTATTGACCCGTGGTTCATTGGTCATGCGGTTATGTCCACAGGCAAATTGAACGTGCCGTACGTAGCATATCTGCCTGTTGACGGTTATCCCCTCTCGTACAAATGGAAGGACATTCTTGCAAACCTTGACACCCCCGTGTGGATGTCAAACTTTGGAAGGGAGCAGATGGAGTCTTTCGTCCAAATGTACGGCAGTGCTGGATCGTCAATGCCAGATATGAGAGACCCAATTCTTGACCGATACCTCATCTCGCCAGGTGAGGTTATTTATCACGGGGTCGACCTTGACGTATTCAAGCCCCTATCCGATGAGGATAAAGCAAAAGCGAGGGCGGCTCTCGGCATTGATTGGGATTTCACCTTCCTCTCGGTTGCACGCAACACCAACCGCAAGCAAATACCCCGTCTTCTTGAAGCGTTGAAGATTGCTGTCGACACGCTGGGCGATGATAAAGTGGGCTTGATTCTCCACTGTGGAGACCCTACGGACGCTCACAACATGGGAGGCTGGCCGCTTCCAGACCTCATCAAAGAGATGGGGCTGTATGAAAACGTGCGATTCTCCGATTCTTCCTCCAACCCCCTGCTGGGTTTGACCCGTCCAGACATGGCAATGTTGTACGGACTATCGGACGTTCACGTGCTCGCTACGGGCGGGGAAGGTTTCGGCATTCCTAGCGCAGAAGCGATGGCGTGTGGGCTTCCTATCATTCTGCCAGCAAACTCGACGGGTCCAGAATTGGTCGGCAAAAGCAACGAAAGAGGCTGGCTCATTCCCCAAGACACCGAAATAGTCGGTCCAAAATGGGGGGTCAAAATGGGGCTGGTGAGCATTTCAAAATTAGCGGACGCCATGATCGAGGCGTGCCTATCCCGCAACACGGCTCTGTACGAGGAAAAATCCAGCTCGGCACGCACGTTTGCGGAGGCTCAGTTTGATTGGGACAAAATCACCCAGCAATTCTTGAACATCATTGAAAAGAAGGTGGACTGAATGAGCAAAAAGAAGAAACCAAAACGCCAAAAAATCAAACCGCCAAAGACGTGCGGAGAGGTACACGGCACTCTATGTGAACGACACAAAGAGCCGTGCAACATACCTGTGGAGTTTGACCCAAAGGACACACGAGCAGGTTGGGTTGAAGCCCTCCACGCTCTCGGAGCCGAGTCCCACACCAAAGACAGCCCCAAGCACCGCTGTATCAAATGCGAGCACGAGCAGGTCAATCACAGCCCGTGGCGGTTCGTCAAGGTTCCAGGTTCAACACAAAACTCGCCTACGTCAGTCGAAGCGGAGGCAATACGTGAGCATTTGGAATCGTTGGGTTGGGATGACCTTTGATTATTCGGCACAGATATAAACCGCAAACGTCCACCGTTTGGCTATGAGCGACCTCGCTGACCTCAAAAAAGCCGAACTCGTAGCCCTTTGTGAAGAGAAGGGGCTTGACACCGAAGGCACGAAAGCCGACCTTATTGCACGTTTGGAAGCCTCTCAGGCTCCAGCCGCTGAAGCACCAGCGGAAGAAGTGGCAGAAGAAGTGGCTGAAGAGCCAGCAGTTGAAGAAGCAGAACCCGAACCTGCTCCAAAACCAAAGGCAAAGAAGGGAAGCGTACCCGACCCTGCCGATGAATCATTGAGCACCGTTGAGTTTATCGAGGCAGCATATCTCTCACTTCTCGGTCGTGAGGCTGACCGTCAAGGACTCCGCCACTACAAGAACGGCATCGACATTCACCAAACCATCGACCGCCAGCGTGTGCTTGACGATCTGCTGGCGAGCGAAGAATACAGAAACCAATAAAACCCCCGATTCTCCACTTTGGGGATAAGGGGAAGGCACCTCCACACGGGTTGGTGCTGGGCTTCCCCCTGCGGTCGGGCATACCGCTTCCATAACTCCCCAGCACCTTCCCACCTATTTTCCGCTACCATTAAAACCCGCAAACTACACAGGCTGGGGTATGGCAGTGCATTCCTTTACAGGTGTCACAGGAAGAATCACGGTCAGCGGTTCTATCGTTGGCTTTGTATCTGGCGACTTCACCCTTGCTTCGGCAACGGGCAAATACGTCACGCTGGGTTCAAACTACGCAACAGCCCACACACGAGGGCTACGATCCGTCAGCGGGTCTTTGTCAAAGGCGTGGGGAGTCAGCGATGACGAGTTGTACGATTGGTTCAACAATGACACGAGCCTCGATATTGACTTTGACCCTGACGACCCATCAACGGGCGGTACTCATACCTACACCGTGTCTGGGTGTGTGTTGACTGATTTAGCGATTGAAGGATTGGAAGCAGGTGGTGAGGGAGCGTTGATGATTAACGCAACCTTTGAAGGCTTGACCTGGAGCCGAGACTGAGGGGTGATTTCAATTGGGTTGGCTGGATTCAACGATAGAAAAGGCTGGAACGCCAATCGATGTGGACGTTTCACATCTTGGCTTAACGGACGAGAACGGACCCGTGGACATTATCCAAGCAAAACCCCTAACCGTTGGGGAATATCAAACTCTCAAGTCCGCCCCCGAAGTGGGTCGGCTATCTGGAGAGGACAGGACGGAAGCACTCGGCTTGCGTATGTCCTTCGAGATGCTCTCAAAATGCGACTCGTCTTTGACGTGGAGCAAGTGGAAACAGTTGCCGTTGAACGTTCTCACGGGGTTGGCACAAGCAGTTGTCGAAGCCGTTGGCACACCCGCTGGTGGTGGTGCCTTGGGGGAATCGTAAAGTACGCCCAATCCAATGAAGGACAATTCATGTTCCATCTCTTCAAGGAGTTTGGAATAACCCCTGCTGAATGGCGAGAACTTGACGTCCGTGACGCCACGTTTTTGCTATCTGGATATGCGGAGATGAATAAGCGAGAAGCCCAACGCATCAAGGAGCAAAACGCCAAACGGAGGCTGAAGAGATGAACGTAGCCCACTTGAAAGCGGTCGTCTCGGCAAACACGGCTGGATTCAACAAAGGCATGAAAGACGTGGGGCGGGGTGTCAGCCTTGCTGGGGGCAAAATTGGTCGCTTCGGTCAAGCCGCCTCAGCATCTTTCGCCGCAATTGGTGTGGCGGCTACGGTTGCTGGAGCGGCTATAGCCGCCAATTTCATCAAGAAGGCTACGACCCTGTTCATTGAGTTTGAGGATTCACTTATCCGAACTCAGGCTATCATGGGGAAGTCCGCACAGGCTGATTTCCCAAGACTTGAGGAACGTATCCGATTTCTTGGAAAGACCACACGGTCGACTGCTCGTGAGGTTGCGACTGCGGCTCAAACATTGGCACTGGCTGGTTTGACTGTTGATGAAATGGTCGATGACAAGGCTCTCGACAACCTCAACGCATTGGCGATTGCGGCTGGCACAGATATGGAGACAGCAGCAGGTATTGCTATCTCGTCATTGAAGGCGTATCGTCTGGAGACGGAGCAATTGGGTGACGTATCGGACGTTTTGGTTAACACCTTCACTCAATCATTCACCACGCTGGAGACATTGGGTGAAACCATGAAACTGCTGGGTCCAACAGCGGCGGCGGCTGGCATATCCCTTCAAGAATCAGCCGCAGCCGCTGGTGCTCTTGGAAATGCAGGTCTGCAGGGAACGTTGGCTGGTACAGGTTTGCGTATGGCGATCACAAAACTTCTCAAACCAACGGACGATGCTCGAAAAATTATGGAGGACTTGGGGCTGACCATGTTCACCTTAACTCCTGCTGGAATGGAGGCTAAGTCTGCTCTTACAGACCTCAATAACGCTATGGTCGGCTCACGATCTGAAGTCGACCGAACCACTTTGGCTCTCAAGCAGTTGACTGATGAAATGTCCGATATGAGCATCGAGCAACAACGCAACAACCTCGCCATAATGAAGATAAGACGGAGGGCTGAGAAGGAAGGTCGTGAACTGACCAGCAGCGAGTTGGAGCAAATCGAGAGGATTGAAAGCGCAAATGCAGACCTGGCGCTGACAATGGAGGAACGCAGACTCGACCAAAGCATGATGAGGCGTGAAAACGAGAAAGCAAACGACACCCTCTCGGCTCAAACTGACGCCTTCTCGGAACTCAACAAAGAAGTGCAGATGCAAACCACAGGAATAACCAGCCTGTCGGATTTGTTTAACCAATTATCACAGGCTGGAGCCACGACCGCACAAATCCTTGAAGTGTTTGGTGTTCGTGGTGGTTCAGCGGTCAATGCAATTCTAGCGCAAAAATCCGCCTTCGATGCTTTGGTTGTTTCAAACCAAAACGCACAGGGTCGTACCGAAGAGTTTTCGGACGTGTTGAGGGGTTCAACCAAGAACTCCCTGCTGGAGTTAAACTCAGCCTTTGAGGACTTTATGATTGACGTGGGCGAGCCGTTTGCCCGTATGCTCATGGAGGACATGGTGCCAGCCGCAAAGGACTTCATCGAAGGACTCAAACCAATGCTCCCACAGTTGGAGGAACTCGCACAAAAATTGGGCGATAGAATCGTGCCCCTGTTTGAAACTCTTGAACCTCTCATCTATGACGGTTTGGAAGCCTTTGACCTCATGCTTCCTATCATTGAGTTATTGGCACGTGTATTGCGTGGAGTCCTCACGTATTTCAGACCCTTCCTTGAGATGTTCTCGCACTTTGCACAGGCAGTCAACGATCTGATTGAGGGCGACTTTGAGGGCTTTTTGGGTCATCTGCTCCAAGCATTCCTCGCTATGTTTGAAGTGATGAACCCGCTGGTGCGTGCGATTGAAGCCGTCCTCGATGCTTTGGGTATGACTGACGCAATCGAGGGAGCGTTGGAGGATAGCGTAGGCGGAGAGAATCACGTGGGCAACATGGCGAAAGGAGCCGCCGCTGGAGCGGTCATTGGCTCGGTCGTACCTGGAGTCGGTACAGTTGCTGGCGGTTTGATTGGCGGTGCGATTGGATTTGGTGCTTCATTCTTCGAGGACGGTGGACTCATCACCGAGCCTACCTTAGCGATGATGGGTGAAAACGGACCCGAGATGGTCGTGCCTCTCGGAGCACACAAACAACGCCAGCGTGAAGAGTTGGGCTTTGGCGGCTCCAGCGCGGGCGTGACGCTCACGATTATGGGTGGCATACACATTGGAGCAGGCAACAACATAAACCCCGCACAGGTTCGTCAAATTATGGAGGCAGAACTACCGAGAGCGTTGAGTCGTTCCAGCGTGGGTTCAGCAAGGGGGGTGATGTGATTTGGCATCGGAGAAGCACACCTTTCCCAAACCGTTTAGCCGTGTCAAAAATGACCTCGCTGAGGTTCAAAAGTGGTGGCCAGGTTATGTTGTTGCGGACTCTCAAGGCGGGCTGTCGGTAGACCCCGTTTTATTCCGTAGCCAATTTGGTGAACTCACGATAGAAGATGAAGGGGCTGGGTTGAATACGGAGGCAAACACGCCAGGTATTCGAGTTGAAGCAGTCAATGATGACGGCACAGACGTATCGGGAACTGAGCCTACGCTCCAGATTCTCAACAGCGGAAGTTTCAACCCACGAGCAATTTTGACTCACAATGATGGATCGTCGACTGAAATTGTCTTAATCGCTCCTTCATCGGAACGCAAAAACAACAGCACATCGTTGGGAACATTGACCGCTGCTCCACCACTTGACCCTACGGACGAATACAACACCGACACTGCGGGTCCGTATCCGATATTCATGACTCTTCAAGAGTTTGCCGACCTCATTGATTCTTGGCGACATCATAGCGGTGACGACAGCAACAAGCCAGCATTCCTCCCACACGGACTGATAGGAAGAACCGTGTCGGCTTCTTCAGCATGGCCAGCCCTGCAGGCTGACCCAAGAACCACGAGCAACAACCCACTACCAACGGGGACGGACTACGTGTATCGGGCGACCGTGTTCATGCCTATGTTGTTGGATAACAACCAAATGGCGAATACGTGCAGTGGGAACTCCTATCAAATATCAACGCTCAACCTTGAAACTGAAGAAGGCAGTGAGGAATACGCTGGAGGATTTGACGTCAATATCACACGATATAACCCACACCCCGTGACGGGTGATACCTCATCTGTGATTTACAAGTGCATAGGCAACAGCGGAGACCACATTGTCGGAGCCGTAGCCTCAGCCAGCCATAGATACAAAGACACCCCCATCTCCTTCGGCTCTTGGCTCACAAACGACCAAAGTCCAGATTCAACAGCCGCCTACGCTCCAAAATACAGGATGAAGATGGCTCTCGCCTGCTTCCTCAAAGACGGCACTTATTCCTTGAACGATGGCGTCATCATTCCGTATTCCTACGACCCAGATCGCTACATCGGAGGAACGGTGACCACTACCCTCTATGCAGTTTGGGACGGTGATAATGGCTACGGAAGTGACGGTGATTCAACAGCCGAGTCCACGTTCACCAACAGTGGGATATACACGACTCAATATCCAAATGACCGCTCCGCCCAGATATACCCGATGTTTGATTTCGTGCAGGGTCCGTTGAATCCGTCTGCTATGGGTGGAAACTTCGACTTCTCAATTGTTGAAGGTACGGAGCGTGGCTGGGTTGGGTTGCGAAACGCATTATCGGGTCAGTCGCAGTTCCCACAGCCAAGAATGACAATGGTGCGACCGAACCCCGTCCGAGCACCTATTGTTGCCGTTGAAACCGTTGTCGCCCCTACAGGGTCTGCTGGCAGATGGTTCAACGTGTATGTTGAATATATCGGCAACCCTCTCGAATACAAGGAGGGTGCATCTTGCCTCTTCATTTCAGGTCTCACAGGAGATTTAGGAAGCGGAGCAACCAACGTGGGCGAACCGTGGCCTTCAGTTGAAGAGACTTCGGGGGCGTACAACGTCACGGGGTACGATTTCAACGGTTGGTGGGTCGCAAATGAAGTGACCGACTTAGGTGCTGTTGATATGTCCTCCTTTTGCTCCGACTACACGGGTGGATCGTTAGCCTTCGTACAGAAGTTTACGATATGGGTTCAAGCAGGGAACATCACAACCGTGACCTGCTACAAACCCGACCGAGACGCATACGTCCAGCAGGGGCTTGTTGGACGACACACCACGCAGAACCCTCTATGGGACACCAGCGGTTTTGGTGGTTCATGGGGAAACCCGCCCGAAGGATTAGACCACGGGTCGGGGGCGACTGCTGATGGGTTTATGCCAACCCGTACAGCCAGCGTGACGTTTGGATTATCCACACCTGGATTCAGCAACGCTCCGCAGTTTACCACGACTCCGTTTGTACCGTATAATCCTGGAAGAGTCATTCACGCCTACCTCGATCATCCAAACACGGAAGGGTCGTTTTTGGACTCGACCAAATATGCCCTGCGTGATTTGAGGATTTACAAGGCGTCCGATTTGACGTTCCCAACCGCCCCTATGCAGTCCAATACGGGCGGGGGAGTCCTTCGCATACCTGGCTCGTTTGTGTTTGGTCTATCGGACACTAAACCAACACGGTCGGGGACAAGCACTTCGGGTTCGCTGGCGGTCGATGGTGATGACTACAGCACGCTGGATTTGGATGCGTTGGCGACTCAGTGGTCTGGCAAAAGTGTATGGACTCCGCTTTGGTCGTACATGGAACACGCAACAGGAAATCACGGCTACGATATGACGTTGCCGAGCGGTTCTCACCTTTGGGGCGTTGGACGAAACCGCCCGTTCCCTGCACATGAACGAGTCGGAACTGCTCTCGGTGCTGGAATCAACAGGCACATAGATACGGAGCACACCAACGACTACGGCACAATGGAGATGGGGTGCTCCCCCGTTGCTCTTGATATTGAAATGAGGTGCGTTATTCCGAGAGGGCAAGACCGCCTGTTCATCATGGAGTTTGACGGCAACGAAACCCACCCTAACTTTGGGCGTCATTCCATGTTAAAACGTACAACCAAACGAGACTTAGGTTTGGGCATCTTCCCTATTTATGACGGGAGCGGGGATATGACAAGAGTCAACAACACGGGTCCGAGCGGAGCCGCTCTCGGTCAAGACTATCAATCGTTGCCAAGATTTTCAGTCAACCGCCCAGCAGTTTGGGCGGTTTCACAGTCGGGATTCAATGACAAAGCCGAATACAACAACGCATTTGAATATACGGCTGAAAACTACATATCGGGATTCGGTATGCTCGGAGATGGAGCAGGTAAAACCGCAACCATAGGGGCTGGCTATCACACCATACGCACCCTGTTCAACGAGGGTGGTCAAACTTTGCTGGTTGACGGTGCAAATGCTGGAACAGACCCCAACGCTCCAGCAACGGTTTGGGGACTGAGCATCAATGTTTGCGACCTCATTTCAATGACAACGGAGGAAGATTTGCAGGGCAGAACCGATGGGGCTGGCGAGTCATCAATGAAGGTCGCCAGGTCTAGCCGCCACGATGATTTGCAGATCGATGAAATGGTTATGCGTCAAATACCCAGCCCATCTATGCTTCCGTTTGACATTGACACCACGAAGGTCGATATATCGGATATTGCACGATACACGAGGCTACGGGTGGAGGTTGACAACGTGAGTGCAAACACGGGCATGAACATCAAAGTGTCAATCCATGAAGCCGAGACTGGTGGAGGTATCGCCAGGTCTGCAGGTTCGGTTGTTTCAAACTTTGAACTGTTGGACTTGAACATTCTCGGTGGTGAAGGGTCCGTGGACTTGACAACGCTCCCAGCGTCAATTGTCAGCGATGGTTTTCAAGTGCGATTCCACTTCTATATCCCAGATTCAACGCAAACCGAACTGCACCCGATTAATTGGAATGCTTTGCCAATCATACGCTCGTGGACGGTTGAATACGACATCGCTCCAACGGCTACGCTCGCTTGCACAGGCAACACGTTCAACGGGGACACTTCTTCACCAATCACAACCAAAGTCGGACACATCCTATCGTTTAGAGGAACGGGTACAACAACCGACCCAGACCGAACCATATCGGAGGTGAAGTTTGACTTCGGTGACGGCAACACAACCGACTGGATTCTCTTCCCAGACCAAACCCAGACGACCAACACCTTCGACATTTCACACGCCTACATTGTAGCGGGAACTTATGACGCAGTTGCGTACGTGAAAGACGATAACGGCAACATTTCAGCGGCCAGCACAGCGTTGTCAATCACCGTGAGCAACACCAAGCCTGTAGCAATCTTGAGAGCAACGCCCACGCTGGTACGCGCTGGCAATGCTTTGCGGTTTGTTGGAAGTGAATCGTACAGCCCCGCTTCGGGCGTCACAATCAGCGACTACGAGTTTGCGTTTGGTGATGGATCGTCAAACGTGAGTGGATCGACAACCAACACCCAGCACACGTATGCGACCGCTGGAGAATACCTCGCCACGCTGGTTGTCACGGATTCAAACGGGGATACATCAAACACGACGTCGGTCGTTGTCAAAGTGCTCCCAGCCACGCTGGTCGTTCCGTTGGTGCTCAACACAAAACCCTCCTCATTCCAAAGACGCAGAACCTCAACGTTCTCGGTTTCACCTATCCTTGACGCTGTTTACCCCGAAGTGAGCGACACAGGCTCCAGAAGCGATGAGTTTGTGTTGACGGGAACGTTCCTCACGGAGACGGCAAACCTTGACATCGAGTTTATGGAAGAACTCCTACAGTCGGGTGCTTTGGTTGAGTTTGAATGGGAGGACGTCAATTTTGCAGGTACGCCAACGGGCAAAACATTCGTGGGGCGTATGACCGCTTTCGATTATCAAAGACAGGGCGGTCAACACGGACAGACACCATATTCAGCAACCTTCCTACGGGAGGCTGGTTTGGGTGCTTGATTTAGCCATCGGTTTGTTGGTGCTCGAAATCTGTTGGTGGCTGACTGTAGCGTACGTATTGGGTTCAATACGAAGCCTTTGGCACGGGATCGCGGACGTCAAAATCGAGTACCCGTGAATATCCAGCTCGCCCCGCAGTGTCCTTTTTTGGTTAAAATTGCGATTTCAAAGCATTGAGAAAGCGAGGGCTTATATATGACCCCCCGTATGTCTAAACATGAACGGAGCACAGAACCAATACGCAGACGATGACCGCACATGGCACACCAATGTCAGCCTACCAGAGGAAGTTTTGGAGGCATACATGGATATGCAGAACCGCCTTTATTCCGAGAACGTTGAGGGCAAATCCGACAACGCCAACACCCGCTTTGTAGCGGCACTTTTCAGCCAACCAGCAGAAGCAATCACCGAAGCATACGAGGCTGGCTACGAGCAAGCATACCGCCTACGCCACACACACGGAGCAGAAATGCACCATTTGATGAACTTCGACAACCCAACAGGCACACGCTCCTTAACGGGTATCCGCTTTTGCGGTGGCGGTGTGTCCGCCCTTGCAATGAAATCTGGCTACATGGCGTTTGTCAGGACCCTTGAGGCTTGAAAACGCCCAAAGCGTCAAAACCCACGAGCGGTGACAACCCTCGATGGCAGTGACACCTACGGGCGGAGTCGATGCTTCCCGCATCAATCTTCGCCCCCCGCTTGGCTCTCGTGGGTTGCCTTTAACGTGGAATCTATCCGACCACATAGATGACGTTATCCCCGCATCAATTGGAAGCGATGGGTTTGCTTTGATTGATGACGACCTGTGGTTGCGTCCGTCTGGAACAAACCCCGCCCCAAAGGCTCCACGAGCAGCCGTTGTATCTGGATTTGTTGCTCCCTTCAATGAGGACCCGCAGACCGCTCAATTGACGTATAACGGACGCTTTCAAGGAATAACTCTCTGCAACACGCCCCCAGCGTACAATGGGGAGATGGGGTCGCTTGAGTTTGGGCAAGCCGTTCAAGACTTGAGCCGTTCAAAGTGGAGTCCTGACGTCTTGACGAACTCGTTCCCGATGTCGCAAATCACGATATCCGATGCTGGTCGCTACGTTGCACACCCAAGAAGAGGCTATGCCAGCGCAAGACCTGGCAACCATACGTGGCAGAAAAAACGCAAAACTGATGCCAACTACCTCATGTCGGCTGACTACGTGGTCGGAACGATGGTGAGTCCAGTCGACAATGATTGCACCGACCTACGGTTTGAAAATGGAGGGAACGTGCTGGCGATCACACATTCCGCAAAGGCTGACCTGCCGAGCAACGCTTTGGGGATTGGGTACGGAGATTATCACAATTCAGCCTACCTCACCTCGCTCGTATCTTGTGCTCCAGTCGAAACGGCAAATCATGGATTCATGGATTTGAGTGAGGAAGAACTGCAGGGTTCATCACATTGGGCGGTCAATCTGCAAGTGCATCAAGGAACGACCGCCAGCGGTATGACGTTATCCTCACCCGATGGTTGCCCCCAGCAGCAATGGAATACAGGCTCTAATATGATAACGGGGGAGACGATCCAGCACTTAGCCGTTGTTGATATTCCGAATGCGGTTCAAGACGCTGGGGTACATGACCCCGTAGCCTCTCCGATTGGGCGTGTTGATTTGGGCAACCACGTAGTCACCGACTCGTGTGGTTTGTTGGGCTATGAGGGTGTTTTTGTCGCCACAGCGTTCTTCAGCGTGTGCAAAGACTCCAACCCCGAAGATTTGCCCGCTGGGTCTGGGACTCAACAATACGACAATCACACCTACGCTGGGCTGAACATTCAAGTCCATAGCGGACGGACCCTGAGAAGGAACGGGCAAGAATCAGTGGTCGATACGTCCGACATTCCGTTTTGGAAATACGGCAGTGACGGAATGCCGACCTCTCCAATGACCGCCGCTATGAAAACACGTTGTTCTCGAAGAGACGATTTTGGTTATTTCACAGACGATACAAACGCCAACCTCACCACGTTTTCAACGTTGAGGGTGAGGCGAGAAGGTGTGATGTCTGGACAGCCTCCAATTGTTGAAAACAGCCTACAAGACCTCGCAGAAGGTATGCCTATTGTCACCAACGGCAATGCCGATGCAATTCTTGGAGAGTCCGCAGAAGGTGGACAGGATTGGGCTGGAACGACCACGATCAACTCCGCATTTTTGGCTGAGGGCATTCCAACCCGTGTGCGAATTGTACCCAGCCTCGTTGGTTATACGGATGTCGTGGTCGAACCTGGAGCCGCAAAATTAGCCATGATACCATCTGCCGTTCCGATAACGTTCAAGAAGCCCATTGTTGATTATCACGTATTGGTGTCTGTAGCACCTCGTGACAACCACCCCGTCAGCACCAACATTGACGGGGACGGAATTGGTGACCCAACAACGAGAAACAATCCCGACCCATTCCGATGCAACGTTAATGCAGACTATTCAAACACAGGGGCGGTTATCTATCACGGTATATTCCGAATTAACCCCGACACGCTGGAGCAGATTTGGTTCGACCCCGCTGATATGCCGAGCAGCAATCCACCGCAACCTGGCGAGGGTCTGGGTGAAGCAAGCGTGATGCCACGCCACCAACCTATCGAAACTACCGATAGATGCGACATGGGTTGGGGATTGCATCAAACGACACCCTTCCGCCCGCTGGCGAGCCGAGATTTTGCTAAAGTACCGCTCCTATGTGGAGCAATTGAAAGTGGGGGCTTTTACCAGCGTGGGGGCATCAGCCATTTGTTTGACGCCTGTGCGTACGGGGACGAGTTGTTTGTATCGGCTGATACGACCGACTCTTCACATCTTGGGGTTGCCTCCACGCTAGACGGGCAACCACATTTCGGCAAAGTTTGGGGCAGGGGGCAAATCTGGCCAAACGGAACGCCAACAGCCGCAATGCCACCTGGCCAAGAGTTGCTGATATTCCGATACACGCCCAACACGGACCCGTGGTACGGAGGCAAAAGGCACACAACAAAAACCGACAATCCACTATGGAACTCGCTGACTTCAACCCAAAAGGGCAGGGTCGTAGGGAATGCTGAATACTCGGACACCCTACGGGAAGGTTTCACCGTCACCGATCAAGAATTGCTCCACTATGCTGGCTGGAAGGTTCACGATTGGGTATTCCCGCAAATCGAACTGATGAGGTATCTCGGCAGGGAGGATAAAGGCGTCACAACGTTCCCCAACCAACAACACCCAACACTTCACTGCTCAAGCCTCCGTGTTCTTGATGACGGGCAGTTTGTCATGGTTGCTGTTCACCGTGATTTCATAGGCTCGGAGGACGAATTCCCATCAAGTGAAATAGGATATCCATTTAATCCAGATGTTGAGCGGAACGTCTGCCCTCCAGGTTATTTCTATTCCGAAGGGAGTTGTGTTCCAATCTCAGGCGGAGCACGAGATATGCCCCCAAACAACACGTACGACCCAATCAGCGGAGAGTTTCAAACGGGAACTCCACCATCGCCCAGCAACGGAGAAGAAAGCACACCCGAAGCCAGCGACAATTTCAGCGACTATCCATCATGGTCGAAGATTTTAGCAAACACACACGCACGCTCCATTGTCACCCTGTGGTGTCCTATCAAAGCGGTCAACGGGAAGATTCCACGAAACTATCAGCCGTTTGAAATCACGTACAAAGGAGTCGCAACGGGTGGAGGAAGCCGAGAAACGTTGGCGACTCAAACGTGGAATGATGACAAAGGCTGGTGGTCGGGTGCTCGTATCTCCTATTGGTTCGAGGAAAGTGGACAGCGTGCAATCCCTATGACGTACGGCTCATACCCCGAAGCAGGGGCGAGTCATGCATCGTTGCCTGTTGCTTTGCCGTTCATCGCAAATGACGGATCGCTGAAACACGGATATCCGACCGTACAGATTTCAATAACAACAAACCAGCAGCAGGAGCCAGCAGGGATAATTGAAACTGCACCGCAAGATGAATGGTACTCCAGACGACTGAATTATTTGTCTAAAACGTATTTCGTTCCCACTACGGTCGGTTTTGCAGATTATCGAGCAGGGGCGAATCCGTTTCAAGAATACGGCTGGAGCGGCTGGAGCCAGCCAGAGGGATTATTCGACCCCATAGGCTACAACACGGGTGACTTCTTCACTGATGAAGCAACGAAGCGTGCTTTATGGTCGGAATTAGGCGGGGTCATAGATGCAACGTTCACCAACGCCCAAAACGGGTCGAACTATTACGAATACGATTTGTCCAGCATAGCAACGGGAGGCAATTTTGAACTCCGCACTTGGGTGTTGGACGGAATCACGGAAGTTTTCACGCCTCCACCTATTCCGTATTTGGATGCGGCGTCTTTTGCGGCTGATTTGATGCAACCACACCTGCCGTATTTCACAATCGACCAAGCGTTCCAATTGCTCACGGGTGGACGCACTTTGCAGGGCGATGTCCCAAACAACAAAATAATCCGAACATGGATGGGGTCAAACCCTCCACACACGCTGGGCGATATGTTCTTCGAGGACGTTTCACCAGGTGGCACAAGCGTCACGATATCACCAACAAAGGTGACAAACACCAGCATAGGCTCAATGCGGGGTCCGTTTGCGGGTTGGTCGTATCACGGACCCTTGCATTATGGAGTTTCAACAACCAATCACCCATACAAAGTCGATAGGGTTTGGAAGCAGGTTCACGCTGGGGTTGGGTACGATTTGCCCTTAACCCTCTTGGCTCCAGGTCAAGTGCAAGTGAGAGCGAGGGCTGGATTATCCAACAGCCTCAACCTTGAACTCGAAACGCCCTTCCATAGAACGGACTTGAATGAAATGAAGGGTGCTGGACGGTTGGGGCTTGGGTTCAACACGGGCGTCACAGCCGTACCTGGCGGGGCGCGTCAAGACTTAGGGCAGTGGTATCTCCGCACGAATCTATGGAATGGTCCCGATGAATATGGGGCGGGGTTGTTTGATTTTGAACGCATACACGGACCCTCAGTCAGCGGAGATGCTATCTATTCGTTTTGGCAAGACCACCCAACGGAGCACTTCCACGCTGGAGCGATTCCAATTCTCCCCAACACAGACTACGACCTCGCCATGATTGAAACAAACCGATATCCACCTGCCACGATCAAGAATATCGACCAATTGAATACGCTGGACGCTTTAGCGCTGACGGAGCAATTGCTGTCGAGCGTGGACGTTCATGTGAGCAAATCAGCCAAACCGTTTTGGGATTCGGGTGGAATCATCACCGCTCAAGGCATGGGCGTCAACGATGCTCAAGCCAGCAAGGTGACAAAGTGGAGAAGTGACGGGGGGAACGCATCGGTGGACACGACAACAACCATGTCTGCCAATGGATATGACGGACAGCCGTTAGGCAAAGGTCAGCGGGTTGTGAGGACGCCAGACGGCACGCTCCACACGTTCTGCATAAGACGTGGAGCCGCTTCATCAAACGCCCCGTTTTGGACTCATTTCAAGAAGCCACCTACCAGCGACCTATTTTGGAATCGCAAAGGACTTCAGCAGAATCCAGACACGGCAACGTATTCGGGCAAAGACCAATGCGGACCCGACATTGATACGTTGGGCGGAGGCGTCTCTAAATTGTACGGGGCAGCGTTCTGCAGTGATTCAAAGGGAACGATACACGCAGTCATTGAGGTTGTTGCTGACCCCAACGCAACAGGAACTGCACGAGCACACAGACTGTATTATCACAAAGCCGACCGCATCTTGGTTGAATCACAGCCCGCTCCCGTCTATGATTGGGACTGGTCAATACACACCCCCGTTGTCATTCAACAACAAACAACAGGAAGCACAGCCCCAGCGGCTGGCAATAAATACGACTTCCGTCAGCCCTCTATCGTGTGTGATGCTCAAGACAACCTGCACCTCGTATGCCAGCAGGTT